TGAAGAACAACGGTTCAATCCCTGAAGGCTACACAATCAACCACTACCTGACAGACACCAATGCTTGGTTCTTGTGCACAGACGTTCCTAACGGCCTGAAGCACTTTGAGCGTATGGCCTTGACTACTGGCATGGACGGTGACTTCGATACAGGTAACGTTCGTTACAAAGCCCGTGAGCGTTACAGCTTTGGCTTCTCTGATCCATTGGGCGTCTTTGGCTCCCCCGGTTCGACCTAATATTTCTTTGGAAATATTTTAAAAGGGGCCTTGTGCCCCTTTTTCTTTTGGTGTATATTGTTCTCAATCCGGGCTTTCCGGTGTATCAAACAGTCCCGGCTGACGACATGCAGATTGATACGCCTAACTTGCATGTAAGGAAAAATCATGGCAAATACCACGTTTAACGGCCCAGTTCGTTCCGAGAATGGCTTTCAAGACATTTCTATCAACGCCACCACTGGCGCTGTTACTGTTGACGCTACGTTTGGTGCTACCACCGTCGTTACAGATTTGAACACCACCAATCTGGTTTTTACAGATCAAAATCATCCAACAACTGCTGCGATTAACGCAACAGCTACAGCCACCGCAGCCCAAGTTGCAACTGGCTACATCACTTCTACTTCCGCCGCCGCTACAACCATCACTTTGCCTACTGGCACGTTGCTTGGCGCAGCCTTGGGCGCTACCGCTGGTACTGTACTGGACTTGTATGTTGATAACACCGCCGGTGCATCAACTGTAACTATTGCTGTTGCCACCAACGGTATTTTGTCTACCGCTGCCGCTGACACTGCTGGTAGCTTTGGCGACTTGACAATTGCTGCTGGCGCAACCGGTATTGGTCGCTTTACGATTATGTTCTCAAGCGCAACAGCGTACGTGTTCACTCGTACCGCCTAATCAACCCAAGGGGCTTTTAGCCCCGTTTTTAAAGGAGCTTGATTATGATGCAGACAGACGTTAAGAGTGCTTACGTATCGGCTACGGCTACAGCCTTTAGTGGAAGAACCCGTTTAAAAGGTGTTGTTGTAACTCCCGGCTCTGCCGCAGGCACTGTGGTAATAAGAGATGGGGGCGCAAGCGGCACAGTGGTATTTTCAACTGCGACAACCGCTGCTGGAACCCCCTTTAATGTGGTGATACCCGGTGAAGGTGTTCTTTGCCTGACGGATATACATGTAACTGTGTCCGGTGCTGCAACTACGGCAGTTGTGTTCTATGGCTAAGTCCCCAGCATGGCAACGCAAAGAGGGGAAGTCCGAGAAGGGCGGCTTGAACGCCAAAGGACGGGCTTCTTACAATGCAGCCAATCCCGGCAAGCCGGGGCTGAAGCGTCCTCAACCAGAGGGCGGCAAACGCCGCGACTCTTTCTGCGCCCGTATGGAAGGCATGAAGAAGAAGTTGACAAGCGCGAAGACGGCCAACGATCCGGATTCAAGGATAAATAAGTCTTTGAGGGCATGGAACTGTAAAGATGGTGGCTATGTGACTGCGGCTGATGGCTGCGCTACAAAAGGCAAGACAAAAGGGCGGATGGTATGACCGAAGATGCTATCCAAACCGCCCGTGAATTGGCCACGCATGCGTCTGACATTAGACATCTGCAAGATGACATGGACAAGATGTTGGAAAACATGAAAACCATGCAAGCAACGCTGACGGCTATTGATAAAACATTGTCTGAAGCCAAAGGTGGTTGGAGAATGTTGATGTTGTTGGCGGGTGCAAGTGGTACTGTTGGGGCAGGGTTAGTTCAACTTGCGCATTGGTACTCAGGAGGCAAGTGATGCCATCGACAAGTAAGAAGCAACACAATTTCATGGCGGCGGTGGCTAACAACCCATCGTTTGCCAAGAAAGTAGGAGTCCCGCAGTCTGTGGGCAAGGATTTTACAACTGCGGACAAGGACCGCAAATTTTCAAAAGGTGGTGATACTATGGCTTCCAAAATGAATCCCGGCTTCATGGCAATGATGGCTAAGAAAAAAGGCGCTCCTGCTAAAAAAATGGCTGGTGGCGGTATGGCAATGGGCAAAGTTAAAACAGCCGCCCCTAGCAAAGACGGTATTGCTGAAAAAGGCAAGACCAAAGGCAAGATGGTCAAGATGAACATGGGCGGCAAAGCCTGTTAAGGAAATAATCATGAGCCCAGCAGAAAAAGCAGCACGCGAAGAAATGGCCGAACGCAAGATGCAAGAGAAGCTTGATAAAGCTTACTCCAAGTCGTTGACCAATACTGAATATCCAGATCAAATGGGTAGACCCGCGGATAAAATGGGTAGGCCTGCAGATCAAATGGGCAGACCCGCAGATCAAATGGGTAAGCCTAAAAAAGACCCCCGTGATGCAGTTCGTGGTCAAAAGGGATACGCTAAAGGTGGTTACGTCCGCGCAGCTGATGGCATTGCCAAGCGCGGTAAGACACGCGGTAAGATGTGCTAAGGAGCAATCATGGCTACAAGATGGGACAACCTACCCGGGCTTAAAGACGACGTCGTTGCTCGTGACCGCGAAGATACTGCCAAGGCCAAAAAGGGCCGTGAAGTAGATTCTTCTAAGCTTACCGGTGGCGCTAAAGACGCTGTTCGTGAAGCTGGCAAGCGTGCTGAAAACCGCAAGATTGGACGCAAGGCCGGCGCATTGGGCGCTCTTGAAGGTGGGTACATGCTTGGCCGTGAGATTGATAAAGCCACAGGAGTTGGCAAAAAGATTGTTGATAAGTCCGGTCTTGGGTCGCTTGTTGATAAAGCAGTAAACACCCGTGACAAAGTTGCTGAGCCGTCCAAAAAAGATAAAGAGCGTTTGCAGGACGAAGAGATTGACCAGATGCGCCGTGATACTGACTCCGACGAGAAAGCGCGTAGGAAATACTCTGGCCGCTACGCAGACGGTACCCGCTTGCCTGATGAAGAGCCCTATAAAGGCGACGGCATGAAAAAGGGCGGCAAAGTTAAGGGTTGGGGTATGGCACGAGGCGCTCGCGCAGCGAAAATACGATGATGCCAAGCCGCGGTATGGGAGATATTTCTGCCTCTAAAATGCCCAAAGGCGTGAAAAAAGCACGTCGGGATGACACTGACTTCACACAGTATGCCGCGGGTGGCGCTGTTGGCCTTTATGCCAACATTAACGCTAAACGCAAACGCGGTGAGAAAATGCGCAAACCCGGGCAAAAAGGTGCTCCTACAGCTCAGGCGTTTATTGACTCTGCAAAGACGGCTAAAAAATGACCACTACCGGAACCACTCTCTTCAATATGGACTTCACGGAGATTGCCGAGGAAGCGTGGGAGAGGGCTGGCCGGGAAATGCGTTCTGGCTACGACTTGCGCACAGCGCGTCGTTCCATGAACCTAATGACTGTTGAGTGGCAGAACAAGGGTATTAACATGTGGACAATGGAGCAGGGCATCATTAACCTGACTCCCGGATTAGCTACATACGCACTGCCGACAGACACAATTGATTTGTTGGAGCAGGTGATCCGTACTGGGTCTAACACCTCTTCAACGCAAGCGGACTTAACCATTTCACGCATTAGCGTTTCTACTTATGCAACTATTCCAAACAAGCTTAGCCAAGCTCGCCCAATTCAAGTCTGGATTCAAAGACTTTCTGGCGAAACTAACCCAACCAGTTCGGTCTTGGTGGGCGCAATTACGGCGACGGACACCACAATAACGCTTAGCAGCGTAGTGGATTTAGCAGGTTCAGGTTTCATTCGCCTTGATTCTGAAGACATCTACTACACATACGTTACAGGGAATACTCTGGGCGGTGTGTTCCGTGGTCAAAATAACACAACTGCAGCCTCGCATTCAACTAGCACCGCGGTGTATGTGCCCCAGCTCCCAGCCGTGACCCTCTGGCCTACCCCTGACAACACTACGCCTTATCAGTTTGTGTACTGGAGACTTCGTCGTGTACAGGATGCTGGCGCTGGCGCTGAGACAGCCGACATGAACTTTAGGTTTTTACCCGCTTTGGTGTCTGGTTTAGCGTATCACATTGCAATCAAAGTGCCGGAACTAATGCCCCGCATCCAGATGCTTAAACAAATTTATGACGAAACGTTTGAAACCGCCGCGGGCGAGGACCGAGAGAAAGCTCCGGTTCGTTTCGTGCCAAGACAGCAATATATTGGTGGCAGCTACTAATGGGTAATAGATTTGCATCCGGCAAGATAGCGATTGCTGAATGTGATCGTTGCGGCCAGCAGTTCAAGTTAAAAAAGCTTAAGACAGAGGTTATTAAGCAGCGTAAGTATGAGCTATTGGTATGCCCCGAGTGTTGGGACCCCGATCAGCCACAGCTTATGTTGGGTACTTTTCCTGTTGATGACCCACAGGCTTTGCGTAACCCACGTAAGGACACCACTTATGTAACTTCTGGCGTAAACGTCAATGGTTATGTCTCAGGTGGTTCTCGGGATATTCAGTGGGGTTGGAACCCGGTTGGCGGGTCTAGATCTTTTGATAATTTATTAACGCCAAACTACTTGGCATTGGGCGTACAAATTGGTACAGTCACAGTAACTACAGGAGCTTAAAATGGCATTCACACGATCAGCAGATGGCATCGCTAAAAAAGGTAAAACTAAGGGTAAAAACCTTGGTGATAGCGGCCCTACCGCTAAAGAAACTATGGGCGGCAAAAAGACTAAAGGCGTGACTGGTGAAGCCATGCGCAAAGTTGGCCGCAACATGGCCCGCGCAATGAACCAAAAGTGAGGCTCACATGGCTACATTTAGCAAAAAATTAATGGGTAAAGAAGTTGGCGATGCCAAAGTCTATGCCAAGCCACACACAATGTCTGGCAAGGAAGTGAAAGCTTCTACCAACCCCGGCAAAGAACCTAACCGCAGTAAGCTCGACACTTACGACGTGAGCATTGGCGGTATTAGCAAGTCTGCTGGCAATGAGCCAACCAAGACCAACGGCATCAAAATCCGTGGTACTGGCGCAGCTACTAAAGGCGTGATGGCACGAGGCCCGATGGCATGAACTACACCCAGCTTGTCACCGCAGTAAACGATTACTGCGAGAACTCTTTCCCAACCACTGACATGGATACATTTATCCGTCAGGCGGAGCAGCGCATCTATAACACTGCGCAACCTGCTAACTTGCGAAAGAACGTGACAGGCTCGTTGACTGCTGGCAATAAGTACTTGAGTGCACCCAGTGACTTCTTGTCAACGTACTCAATTGCTGTCTACCCAGCCGCTGGTGGCGACTTCTTGTACTTGCTAAACAAAGATGTGAACTTCATCCGTGACGCATATCCAAACCCAGCAACACAAGGTAAGCCAAAGCATTACGCCATCTTTGGACCGCAGTCTAGTAATGTGAATGAGTTGTCGTTCATTCTGGGCCCTACACCGGACGCCAGCTACAACGTTGAGTTGCATTATTACTACTACCCAGAGTCTATTGTTGAAGTCAATACCACTTGGCTTGGTGATAACTTTGATTCTGTCTTGTTGTACGGCACAATTTGTGAAGCCCTTGTTTACATGAAGGGCGAGGGCGACATGCTCAAAGTAGCGCAAGACCGCTATGTTCA